CGTCCTCGCGCTCCATCTCGATCAGCCACGCCTCGTGCTCGGGCGTGCCGTATGCGAAGTCCATGTCAGTTCGCTCCGTGGTTGTGTCGGGGGGACTTGAACAGGTCGACGAGGCCGCAGCCGCCGCACAGGGCGCGCTCGGATCCGTCGGCGTTGAGGCCGCAGCCCCGGGCGCCCTGTCGGTGGTTGGTCCAGAGGTAGACGCAGTAGCAGCGTCGTCGGGCCATGTGTGGCCTCCTGTCATCATCAGACCCGGGGAGGAGACCCCCGGATGTTCCGGCAGCGGGAGCGCGCGCGGGACGACTCTATGTGTCTGGCCGTCCGTTGTCGCTCACCGGCATGCCGGAATTCGACTGTTCGTGTCGTGGAGCCCAGCCGACAGTGCTGGTTCGTGCCTCGCCCCGTACCTCACCTCCGGATGGCGGAGCGTGGGCCGTTGGGTCCGTGCGTGACCACCGGATCGGTTTGCCGTCCGATGTCACCGTCTCGGTCTCGCGCCTTCATGTTGGGCTCCCCGGGGACATGTCACCCGGGGATCACTGTTCCGCGATCCAAGATCCTGTCGGTATGGGCACGGTCGATGCCGTGTCTGGGAGGTCCGGCTAGGCCTCTGTTGTCCGGGCTGGGAGGTGGGGGATGGCGGGTAGGCGGTGGCGACCTCGATCTGAGCGGCTGTAGGCCCTCAGCCTAACGGTTCCCCACGTCCTAGGAGGCCCTTTAGGTGCAGTCGAGTGGGGTCAAAGGCCCCTTTTGGGCACTATCTGTTGACAGGGCGCACCGTCTCGAGACCCCAGCTTTCCGCACACCCTCCATCCAGCGGTCACCTGACCCCACCAGATCGCACCTCGACCAGAGCGTCACCAGAGCCCTGCTCGACGACAGCCCCCGGAGCACGGATCACGGGCGCATCAGGTGCCCAGACGACGGCCAGCAGGCACCCGGGAACCACGCTGGCAGGCCAGCCCGCCGGACACCGTCCCGGACACCAGATCGCCGGGAGCGGGGTCTCCTGACAGGTAGGAACGGACACCTCTTGGTCAGGGCGGGCACCGCGCCAGCGGCCCCCACACGCTCCGGCACCTCGCCGCCGTCGACCCCAGATCAGACCGCTGCGGTCTGGGCGCCGTCGTCCCCACGTGGCAAGTGGGGTGCAGTGCGGAACCGCAGAATGCAGGGCGCTGCGCTGCGGTCTGCTGCGCTTCGCTGCGGTCGTACCCCAAGGTGCCCAGATGACCCCTCCGCGGTGGGGGTCAAACGTCCCCTGTGGGCCCCGTGGAGCCACGCTGTGACCCGTGCCCAAAGTGCCCACACGTGTACGGCGGGGCCTTTGTCCCCGGCCCGTGGCGGGGGTCCTACGGGGCTTCTGGGGCCTATGGGGTCCGGTGCGGTCTGATGAGGTGCCCGAAGACCCCACAAGACCCCTCTGGGCCACACCGCCGAGCACCAGAGCCCACCATGAGGCCACCCCTCGACGGTGATGGTGTGGTGGAGGGCAGTCCGGTGGGGTGGGGGCCCACGTCGCCGACTTCCCGAACGCGCCCGGGCACCGTCGAGCGGCACTCTGGAATTGCATCAGCACGATCTGCTATGGTCCCCAAAGTACCCAAAGACCCCACAGGGGGCCTCCCATCATTCACACGAACAGCAGCCAAGGAGCAGGAATGGTCACAGCAGCAGAGGTGAGGCTGGGGACGCACCTGATCCTGATCCTCAAGGGATCCACATCGACGGTGGCGTGGGATACGGGGTTTGAGGCGGGGCTGCTGATCGCGCAGGCAGCTCCGGAGTTGGTCGCCAAGATCCTCGCCGAGCTCGAGAAGCTGAAACCCCACCCGTTGCCGGAGGATGAGGAGAAGCGGGGGATCGAGGCGATGGTGCAGACGTGGCGGGAGGTGATCGGTGGCTGACGAGGCGTTCGAGATGATCAGGGCACACGCGCTCGCGGTGGCCCACAACCTTCAGGATCGGACGTGGGCGCTCCTCGTCGCCAAGGGCGAGATCATGGAGATGGAGGAGATCATCTCGGCAGCGTTCGTGACCGGGTTGTTCTGGGGAGCCACGGTCACGAAGGGCGGGGATGGGGAGAAGCTCCTCGACGAGCTCGTCAAGCTGACGCCCGACATCGAGCAGGATGTGCCGGCGGTCCTTGCACTGTGGCAGGCGGCGCTGCGTGGCTGAGATCTACCTCATCGTCACGGGTGACGAGATCTACGAGGAGCTGCGGATGCCGCTCGTGCCTGCCAAGGGCGACATCCTCGAGCTGCACTCCCTCACCGGCGGCCGGAGCCCAGAGCACCGGGTGATCGTCTCTGCGATCGAGTGGGTCATGGACCAGCAGAGCCGGATCATGTACCCGCGCCTGAAGGTGGTGCGCCGATGACGCACGACATCATCGACGTCGACGCCGAGCTGGTGATCGTCCTGCGGGTCCCGCGCCACTAGAATTTCCGCTGGGCCCTGCGACGTCATGTCCTTCCTGATCTGGGGTGATGGAGGTGGGTTACCCGGGGCCCAAACTACCCATCCGGGGTGCTACGATCGGCCTGATCGCCGTCAGGGGCGTAGCTGAGCTTCTGGCGTGCAAGGCGATCTCTGGGCGAAGGGACGGGTTCCAAGACGACGCCCGTCCTGACGCTCACCCCACGGAGGCGCACATGACCGTCGGCGGAACCAACTCTTCCCGGAACCACGTGCTGGGGCTGCGGAACCTGCTCGGGAGCGCACAGGCCGACATCGCGCAGGGCGACCGGGCGGACGCCTTGGCCCGTGACGAGGAGCGCGGTACGGAGCGGCCGATCGACGCCATGATCGCCCAGTCGGCCTACCTGTCCTCGATCGCGAAGTCGCTGCTGATCATCGCCGGCCACGTCGTCGATGAGGTCAGCACCGACGCCGGGATGTCGAAGCTGCCGTCGGTGCTGGCGGTCAAGGAGGACCGAGATGGCCCGGACTGAGCTCGAGGAGACCTTCATCGCGCAGGCGATGCACGTCCTCGACGCTGGCGTGATCTACGCGACCATGGTCGGGCTCAGCCCGGCGCTGAAGTCGTCCTACGTGTCGGGCGTCTGGCTCGGGCTCTCGATCGGCATCACCGACGCCGAAGCTGCCCGCAAGCTGCGCGACCTGCTCGTCGAGATGGTCGAGGTGGCGATCGGGGACGAGGAAGCCGCGCAGGAGGGCGTCGAACAGCTCGTCAGCGCCGCTCTCCGGCCGTGACGCCCCATCCGAGGCCCGAATGGCCCCCAGAGCGCGCCAAACGGCTCATTTCGGTCATCGACGAGCTCGATCGGGTCATTTCGGGCTCTCGGCGCGTCCTGTACCGCGGAAACGGCCTGCTGATGACCGGCGAAGCCCGAATTCGGCCAGATTTCGTCTACTTTGGCCGGAATTAGCCGAAAACGACGAATTGAGCGATCTGGTCGAATTCAGGCGCCTGCGTCGGCGGATCGGTGCGCTCATGGAGCTGCTCTCCGACTGCGAGCCCTACCTGCGGACCGCGGCACCCCGCTCCGACACTCGCCGGACCCCAAACGAGATCCACGACGACATTCTCGACGTGATCGGGGTCCCGCCGGCGCCCTATGATCCCGACGGATCCGCGCAGGTCGGCCGGGACACATGAGCACCTCGGAGCAAGGCCGTCGGTCGTCGACACCGGCGCTCCCCGCACGCAACAGGGCCCAACGCATACGGGACGGCGGCAAGCTACCGCGACAGTTCGGCGCAGCTCTTCCAGATACCACGCGGATCCACCTTGCAGGAGGGGCCCATAGGCCCCATACTCCCACTTCGGGGTCCGATCGGCATCCCGGTGTCGGCCGAACCCCGAGTAGCCCCACCCCACGGAGGTCACATGGACCAGATCACTGCTGCTGCCGAGTGGATCAACGACGCCCTCGACGAATTGCGTGAGGCGCGCGACAAGAGCGGGCCCGGACCCAACGGCCGCGAGATCGCGATCGCCATCACCCACATCGAGGACGGCCAGTTCCGCATCCAGAAGCTGCTCTCCAAGGGCTCCGGCCTCGTCTTCCCGGGTCAGCTCGCCGACGAAGAGCATGCCGGCGAGACCGAGAAGCCCGAGGCATGAGCCGGACCGTCCGTGAGCTGATCCGCGTCCTCGAGCGGGCAGCCAGCCACGCACCCAACGGCGACCTCGCCACCGTCGTGATCGACGCACGCACCGACTTCCGCGACGACCCCTTCTACCTCGGGATCCCGGGCGAAGGCGAGACGGCGGTCGGGGCGCATCTCGACGTCGACACGATGCAGATCGTCATCGAAACCGAGGAGATCACCGCCTGATGGCCTATCTCAACCGCCAGCAGATCATCGGCAATCTCGGGCGCGATCCCGAGATGCGCTACACGCCCTCGGGTCAGGCGGTCACGCAGGCCACGGTGGCCGCGACCCGCCGCTACCAGCAGAACGGCGAGTGGACCGAGCAGACGGAGTGGTTCCGGCTCGTCATCTGGGGCGAGTCGGGCGAGCGGTTCGCCGAGAAGATGCACAAGGGCGACAAGGTCTACATCGAGGGCCGCACCGAGACCCGCAACTGGGAGGGTCAGGACGGCCAGAAGCGCCACACGACCGAGATCAACGTGCAGGTCTGGCAGGACCTGATGACCCGCACCCGCGATGACGACGACGAGGAGGAGGAGGAGCGGCCCAAGCGCCAGTCCGGCAGCCGCCAGCAGCGCGGCGCCCCGCCGAGCCGTCGCAAGCAGGAGCCGACCGAGCCCGCGGACGACCTGTCCGACCTCGACGAGCTCCCCTTCAACTGATGGCCCTGCTGGCCGAGCTGACGGAGGTCGAGGTCGAGATCTCGGCCGTCCGCCTCCGCCTGACCGACGCTGTCCTCCGAGTGGAGCGCGACAAGCTGCGAGAGGAGCTCCTCGCGCTCCAGAACCGCGAGATCGGCCTGTACCGCGACTACTTCGCGCTGCTCGGGCACACCGGCCCCGGTGACTGGCAGATCACGGTCTCTCACCGCTCCGCGGACATCCGTCGACCTGACCGGACCGCGACGGCTCGTCGGGTGGCGTCGCTCGACGCGGCGGGCCTCGACCCCCACAGGTTCTGGTTCGCGCTCCACTACGAGCTGGGGCGCGCCGTCCGCGGGATCCTCGAGCTCGAAGGCGAGCCTGTCCCGCGCGACGAGCACTCCGACGCGATGTCCCTGATGCAGGACGACATGCACGAGCTGCTGCGTTTGCTGGGTCTGGGCGACCATGCCCGTCCGATCTCGCCGCACGAGGTCATGCAGCAGGAGATCCTGCCGCGCGTCCGCATTGTGGTCGGCATCATCCAGAAGCTAGGGCGCGCGATGCGGGCAGCAGAGCCGCCCCCGTGATCAGGATCGCCCCGGGCGTCGATCTGCCGGCAGAGCTCGTGACCGAGGTCACGGGCATCCTCGCGCGCCGGTCGGCCGGCAAGACGTACACCGCGAAGAAGATCGCCGAGCAGGTGATCAAGGCCCGGCTGCCGGTCGTGATCATTGACCCGCTGGGGGCGTTCTGGGGGCTCCGCAGCTCCGCTGACGGGATGCACGCGGGCCTGCGGGTCGTGATCTTCGGCGGGGCCCACGGGGACATCGCCCTGACGCCCGACATCGGCAAGACGATCGCCGAGGCCGTCGTCGAGAACCCGGGCGCCTACATCGTCGACCTCAGCCACTTCGACACGAAGGGCGAAGAGGTGACGTTCATGACGGCGTTCCTCGAGCGCCTGTATCGGTACAAGGCCAAGTTTCCGTCGGCCCTGCTGCTGATCATCGACGAGGCCGACACGTTCGCGCCCCAGAAGCCCCAGACGACCGAGATCAAGATGCTGGGCTCGATGGAGTCGATCGTCCGCCGGGGCCGCCTGCGGGGGCTCGGGGTGATCCTGATCAGCCAGCGCGCCGCGGTGATCAACAAGAACGTCCTGACCCAGATCGAGCTGCTCATCCTGCACCAGACGACGTCCCCGCAGGACCGCAAGGCGGTTCTGGAGTGGATCAGCGCGAAGAGCGCCGAGGACAAGCAGAAAGAGGTCATGGCCTCGATCGGCAGCCTTGCGCGCGGCGAGGCGTGGATCTGGTCCCCGGCGTGGCTCGACATCCTCGTTCGCGCCCAGATCGACCGTGCCGAGACGTTTGACAGCAGCAAGACCCCCGAGCCCGGCGAGGCGATCGTTCCGCCGGCTGCGTGGCTGACGCTCGACGTGAACGCCCTCGGTGCCAAGATCGTCGCCCTCGCCGAGCGCCAGCAGCAGGACGACCCGGGCGTTCTCCGGCGGCAGATCGCGGAGCTGGAGCGCAAGGCTCGGATCATGGCCGAGACGCTCTTGGCCGAGAAGCCGGAGCCCGTCACGGTCCGGGAGCCCGTGGCGATCATCGCCGCCGGCGACATGGAGAAGCTGGAGGCCGCGGTCGCCTACGTTCGCGCCGCCGCGCGCGAGATTGCCGAGGTCGGCGAGAGCATCGGTGTTCAGCTCGAAGAATGGGCGCCCGGGCGGACCGGCCCGAATACGGCGACGTTCGGGCGGTCGATGGAGACCGCCCCGACACCGTCGACCGCGATCGTTCATCAGTGGCCGGAGGAGCCAGTCACCCCGGCCGAGGAGGAGGCCTTTGTCGGATCGGGCGTCGGGAAGGCTGATCGCGCGTTCCTCGCCGCGCTGGCGCAATTCCCGGCGGGGATCAGCTTCAACCGGGCTGCGTTTCTGGCCGGCTACTCCCCGTCGGTCTCGACGACCCGCAACGCCCTCAGCCGTCTCCGGACTCGAGGTTTCGTTACGGGCATGGGTCGAGGCGATGATCTCCTTCGCCCCACACCGGCTGGCCTCGCCGCGCTGGGACCATTCGAGCCGGCTCCGACCGGAGGCGCGCTGGTCGACTACTGGGCAGGGAAGCTGGGCAAGGCTCAGCAGGCGTTCTTCACGGCCATCGTTCGTGAGCACCCTCGTGCGATCACTCAGGACGAGGCTGCGACGCTGGCTGGCTACGACCCGCGCGTCTCGACCACCCGCAACACCCTCTCGAGCCTGCGATCGCTGGGGCTGATCGTCGGCGGCAGCGCGTCGCTGTCCCTCGCCCCAGAGCTCACAGAAGGAGTGGCATGAGCGTTCATCGCCCCCTGCCGGTCACGTATGGCGAGTTGGCCGACACGCTCTGGGACATCCACCGGCTCCTCTCGCGGGCGGCCGTCATGGCGGATGCCTTGGCGGACTTAGCGAAGCCGCCCGCCGCCGGTGGGCGTGTCTCCGCCGGGGAAGACAGCCTCGGCGACAGGATCGTCGAGCTGCTCATGGGTACCCGAATGAAGGCCCCGACCATCGCCGAGATGCTCGGGGTGAACCCGGCCTCCGTCCGGGACAGGCTCTCGAAGGACCCTCGCTTTGATCGCGAGCCGACGGGGTTCTGGGTCGTGGTGCAGGACCACCTCCCGCTGGATGCGGCTCGTGCTGAGGAGGAGTCATGACCAAGCAGCGGTACAAGGTCGAGCTGGAGCAGGAGATCTGGCACCAGACCCGCACCCGGGCGATCCAGAACGGCGTCACCGCCGGCGCGATCGTCGAGGACGCTCTTCGCCAGTACCTGTCGGGCAGTCCCGCCCAGCGGGCCCGGGAACAGATCGAGGAGTCCGTGGCGGCAGAGGCCGTCGACACGACCACGCTCGCCGAGGCTGCCCGCGGAGAGACGTCGAAGATCCCGATGGCCGCGGTGACGGCGCCGGTCGAGCTCGAGGCCCTGCCCGACGATCTGGAGGGCGAGACCGCCACGATCGGTGTCCCGAAGCCGCCGGCGCGCGTTCGCAAGCCCCGACCGCTCGACCTCACGAGCCGCGCATGAGGATGACCGTGGTCCTGATGCCGTCGCTGGCCGAGCAGGCCTCGCTGGGTTACGGCATGGTCGTCGACCCCGCCACCGCCGTGATCCCGGGGCGGATCCCGCTCTGGCAGGGCGACGACTTCAAGCGCCCGGCGATCGGCTGGGCCGAGAACGTCCACGTCAACGAGGAAGGCCGGCTGGTCGCCGACATCGAGCTCGACGACGCCTATCAGGACCACGCCGTGCCCGGGCTCAACTGGTCCCCCTCGACCACCGGGATGACCCTGTGGGGCGCCAGCCTGTTCCCGGTCGTCCGCGGCCACGAAGACGCGTAGGAGGAGCTGAATGCCGCTACCGCTGGATCCCGAGCAGGGCTCGCAGGCCGGGATGTTCGAGGCCGAGGCCGCCTTCGTCGAAGCCGATGCGGTCGCCGAGGTCGCAAAGGACCTGCTCTACGAATTCAACGACCTGATCACCCTGCGCGAGGCCGTCGACGCCGGCGACGTCGTGCTGGGCTACTGGTTCGACACCAAGCCCTACAAGGCCGACGAGGGCATGGAGCACGACACGGTCGGCAAGGCGGTCAAGGTGCCGCCGTTCTGGCGGATCTACTCCGGGATCGACGTGGTGATCCAGATCCGGCGCGATCTCTGGGCCGCGTTCAGCGAGGAGCAGCGCAAGGCACTCCTGTATCACGAATTGAAGCACGTCGGCATCGTCGGCGAGAAGAAGACGCTCAAGATGCAGGAGCACTCGATCGAGGAATTCACCGCCGTCGCGCTCCGGTTCGGGGCATGGCTGCCGTCCCGGGCGGCGTTCGGTGACGCTCTGGCGGAGCACGCGAAGGTCACCGCTGCCGAATGAGCGACCTCGCCTACCTGCGACTGGCGGTGTTGCTGTGGCTGAAGATGCTGCTGGTGTTGCGGTTCCAGCCGGTGCTGCTGTGAGCGAGGCGCCGGTCGCGATCCAGATGACGATCGACCACGCATCGTTCTCGCAGGCCCTCGACGAGGCGGGGCAGGCGCTCGCGGTCGGGTTCGTGGCCCGGATCGAGCGCCTCGACAACCCGGTCCGGCGGTGCTCGTACTGCGGCAAGCGCCGGATCTGCTTCGCGATCAGGATCCTCGCGATCGGCAACACTGGTGACCCCGGCCAGATCATCGGTGCGCCCAAGTGCGCCGAGCACGCCGGGATCCGATGATCCGCTGGCTCCGGTCGCTCTTCGCGCCGCCCCCGCCGCGCGGGACGCTGACGCTGCTGCCGGAGGGTAGGCTCGTGCTCGGCACGCTGCCCGGGGTCACGCCGGCCGAGATGGTGCATCTCCGCGCGGTGGTCATCGACTGGCTCGAAGGGCGAACGGACGGCATCCTCGCGTTGCCGTGGCCGGTCGACGTCATCGACATGAGGAGGGGCTGATGCACTGGCTGGAAGGGCACATCGAGGGCTGGTGGACGAACGGGGCCACCGAGGACGCCGAGCAGGTCCCGGTGATCATCCTCGGGGCGCTCAGCGGGTCGCTGCTCCTCGTGTGCCGCGGTGACACGGGAGTCCTGACCACGGTCCCGTCGGACAAGGTCCGGCTCGGCTGGCGCTACGACTTCGACACTCGGCGCTGGGTCGACATCGACCATCTCGAGGAGGACGATGGAGACGCGGCTGACGGCGAAGGCTGACTTCTCGGCCGGCACGAAGCGGTCCAACGGCGAGGAGCGCCATCCCCACGGCCACACGTACTTCGTCGAGGCGACGTCGGTCAGCCAGCTCAACAGCGTCGACTGGGCGCTGCCCGACAAGCTGGAGTCGATCGTCGGCGAGCTCCACGAGCGCAACCTCGAGGACATGATGCGCGGCGGCTCGACGGACCTCGACGGGATCGCCCGCTGGATCCTCGAGCGCCTGATGTCGTCGGTGCCCAGCATCGTGGAGGTGACGGTCACCGAGGGCGGCCAGCTTGGCCGGGTCGCCATCACGGCGCGCCGTGAGCTCCGGGCCGCGGTCAGGTGAGCGGCAAGCTCGTCCGGGACAAGATCCCGGCCATCCTCGATGGGCTCGGCGTGCCGCACGTCTGGGGGACGCTCAGTGGCACCGCGATGGGCGTGGCGCTCCGAGCCAAGCTCAACGAGGAGATCGCCGAGTACGATGCGGCCTCTGGCGCCGATGCCATCACCGACGAGCTCGCTGACATTCTCGAGGTTGTCTACGCGATGGCCGAGCACCGCGGCATCGCATCCTCGACGGTCGACCGGACCCGGGCTACCAAGGCCGCCCTGCGCGGTCGGTTCACCGAGGGCATCTGGCTGGAGGTTCCGTGAGCCCTCGACCGAAGACGCCGGCGGTGCCGCGGATGCACGAGTGCCCGCATCACGGCTGCGCCAACCAGATCCCGCGCGAGATGTTCGCCTGCCGGATCCACTGGTTTGCGCTCCCGACCGACTTGCGTCAGGAGATCACCCTGAAGTGGCAGATCTACCGGGCCACGTTCAAGAGCGGTGACCTGATCAGGGTGGGCAAGGCGGCCGAGGAGCTGCTGGAGGTACAGTCCACCGCAGACACGTTCTGGAAGGTGGGGACCTAACGGTGAACCGTACCCACGACTACGTCGCGCTCCGGGACCAGTTCGTTCGGGGCGATATGGGCATCCGGGAGCTGTGCCGGATCAACGGCATCGCCAACCACAGCCCTGTGGCGACCAGAGCCCGTGACGACCACTGGGCAGAGGCCCGGGCGGCGTTCCGGAAGCTGACGCTCGAGAAGACCGACGACAAGGCCGCCGACAAGCAGGCGCAGCGCCGGGTCCGGGCGATGGAGGTCATTGACCACGCCTTTGACGCGGTCGACGCGGTCCTGACGAAGCTCGTCGAGGACATGCACGCGACCCATGTCGTGCGCCAGATCGACGACGACGGCAAGGAGATCCGCGTGCGCGTCCCGGTGATGCGCGTGACACCGCAGGCCGCTGCTGCGATCATCGACCGCCTCAACGTGCTGGTGGGTCAGCCGTCGACGATCACCGAGGAGCGTCATTCTGGAAGCGTCACTCTCGACGGACTCCCCTCCGACGTTCTCCGGGCGATCGCCGACGCAGCTCGGGGAGCTACTGGGCCCAAGCGTGTTGGCGGATCTCCGATCCCCCGCATTGAGGCTCCTCGCCCGACCAACTGACGAGGAGGTCGCCCAGCTCTTCGTCGACGACCGGACGGGGCAGACGCTCCTCGACCGGTACACCGAGGCGGTGCTCGCGTATGGCGAGCTGACCACCAACTACGAGCCGGCGCCCCACCACCGGACCATGATCCGGTTCGTCCTCGAAGGGATCCTCGGCCGCCGGCACACCCAGATCCTCGAGCCCCGCGGTGCCGCCAAGACCACGTGGGCCAACACCACGCTCCTGTGCTGGCTGATCGGGATGTGGGACGTCCGGATCGGCCTCGTGTCGAATACCGACCTTCAGGCCCTCGACTTCAGTCGCGCGATCAAGAACACGATCGAGCAGAACGAGGAGCACCGCGCCGTCTTCGGGGATCAGGTCAACCCCAGCAAGTGGACGAACAAGGAGTGGCTCCGCAAGGGCAGCTCGTGGTCGACGAGCAAGGACGTCAGCCTGTTCGCGGTCGGTGTCGGCGGCGCGATCATCAGCAAACGCTTCGACATCATCCTCATGGACGACATCCTCGACGAGGAGAACACGGCCAACCCGGACATCCGGGCCAACGTCAAGACGTGGTTCCTCAAGACCCTGAAGCCGACGCTCGCGCCCGACGGCGTCGTGATCTCGATTGGCACCCGCTGGTCCGAGGACGACCTGTACGAGCACTTCATCACGCTGATCCGGGACGGCGGGCAGGGCTGGCGGTGCCTCCTCGTGTCGGCCCTCGTCGAGATCGACGGTGAGCTCCACAGCTACTGGGAGGAGGTCTGGCCGGTCGAGCGCCTCCTCGAAGAGAAGACGTCGATGGGCTCGCCGCTCTTCTCGTGCGCCTACCAGAACGACATCTCGGGCCTGCTCGAGGGCAACATCTTCAAGGGCCCGTTCGACCACTTCGACCTGCTGCCGGAGGGCCACCTCTACTCGGGCAAGATGGGCGTGGACCTCGCCTCCAGCGAGAAGCAGGCGGCCGACTTCACGGCCCGCGTGACGACGTTCCGAGACGCCTGCTCAGCCGGCTCGCCATGCACCCAGCGGGGTGAATTCTTCGTGATGTCGGCCTACCGCGACAAGCGCGAGAGCCACCACGCCGAATTCGTGTTCGACGGCTGGTCGGCCTACCCGACCATCAGCTTGGTGCTCATCGAGAGCCAGCAGTTCCAGTCGACCCTGATCCAGACGGTCATGGAGGACTACCCCCAGATCCCGGTCGAGGGCAAGAAGCAGGACGTCGACAAGGTCACCCGGGCCCGGGCGGTCGCGGCCAAGTACGAGGCGCACAAGGTCCACCACCACAAGGACCTCCGCGGCACCGCGTTCGAGGTGGAGCTCCTCAGCTTCCCCAAGGGCCACGACGACCTCGTCGACGCCGAGGGCCTGTCCTTCGACATGGTCAACGACACATTCGTGTTCGGCTCGGTCAGCAGGGCGGCGTGAGTCTCGTCCCGTGGGAGCACCCACGCACGCACGAGCCGCACTTCAGCCGGTGCGTCACGACTGGCGAGCGGCATCTCCTGTGGGAGCACGACCACGCGTTCTACGACCGGGCCCGGGTTCGGATCATGGAGATGCGCGCGCAGGGGCTCAGGGAGGCCCGGGTGTCGCCCGAGATCATGCACATGGTCATCGGCTGCTGCTCGGCGAACGACGCCCGGGTGATCCGCCTGATCTGCGATCCGAGCCTGCCGCCCAACAGCATCGTTGCTACGATCTAGGGCAGGCAGACGGCAATACCCGCTGGAATGGTCGAAAGATCGTGCCGGGCGGTGCGCCCGAGCCTCGCGATGGCCCCGGTGACTTCGGTTGCCGGGGCCTAGCCTTGTTCGTGCATACTCCCCGCGATGGCGTTCGACCCTCCCAAGCCGACTGAGCTCGAATTTCGGGACGGCATCAGGGTCGTCCCGGACTACCTCGTCACCATTCTTCGGACGATCGAAACACACCGCCTGACCTACGCAGAGGCGCTCGATCAGGCGAATGCGAAGATCCAGTCGGACTACCTGAACGCTCAGCAGGACAAGGTCCTCGCGGCGCACTTCCGGCAGAGGCGGTAGGTGGGGGCTCTCGTACAGGCCGTTGCGGACACCTTCCGGAGGAGCTACCGGACGGGCCCTGTTTCGAGCTCGGTCAGCTCTGCTGCGCTCTCGTACAACGGCCGGCAGCGCGTAGGCAAGCCCGACGCGAACCTGTTCCGCAACTGGGCCGAGCACGGCGAGTGGGTCCGGGCCGCGATCCGGTTCATGAAGACGCAGGTCAGCCAGTCCGAGTGGGACATCGTCCCGTTCGACAAGACCCGCCGCTACGACAAGGGCCGGGCCAAGGCGATCAAGGCGCTCCTGTCGGATCCCACGAACCCGGGTGGCGGCGACGAGTCTGGCGACTCGTTCCGGAGCTGGATCGAGCCGATCATCGAGGACGTGCTGACCCTCGACGCAGGGACGATCGAGAAGGAGCGCACGGTCGGCGGAGACCTCGTCGCGCTGCACGGCGCCGACGGCGGCCGCATCTTCGTCAACCGGTTCTGGGACGGCGACCCCAAGACCATCCGCTACTGGTTCCAGCGATCCCCGGTCGACTTCGCCGGCTTCCTGAACGCCGACATGGTCTACATCATGTCGAACCCCCGGACCTATTCGCCGGTCGGGCTCTCGATGCTCGAGACCCTGAAGTACACGGTCGACGCCGAGCTCAACGCCAGCGCGTACAACACGCGGCAGGTCACGAACGCGGCTCCTGACGGGATGCTCGACCTCGGCGAGGGGACGCGCCCGGAGCAGGTCGAGGGCTTCAAGAGCTACTGGGCGGCCGAGGTCGCCGGCCGCGGTGCGATGGCGTTCATCGGCGGCACCAAGGGCGCCAAGTTCATCCCGTTCCGGGCCACGAACCGGGACATGCAGTTCCTCGAGTGGAACATCTACCTCGTCCGCAAGATCTGCGCCGTGGCCGGTCTCAGCCCGCAGGATCTGGGCGTGACCTTCGACATCAACCGGGCGACGGGAGAGGTCCAGCAGGACAAGACCGAGAGCGCCGGCATCCGCCCGTTCCTGTCGCTCGGGCAGGACTACATCACGCGCGAGATCGTCTGGGACAAGTCCTTCGGCGGCCGGGCCAACAACCTCGCCTTCGCCTTCACGCGGCTCAACATCAAGGAGTCGCTCGACAAGGCCCAGATGAACAAGCTGGCGCTCGCCGGCGTGCCGTGGAAGGTCATCAACGAGGCCCGGGCAGACGAAGGGCGCCTGCCGCTCGGTGACCCGGCGGATCCCGAGAACCCGTACAACCAGCCGATGGCGAACACGCCGCTGGGCGTGGTCCTCCTCAGCGAGCTCCAGACGGCCGCCGAGGTCAGCAAGAAGCCTGAGCCGGCGCCGGCGGGCGCGTCGAAGCCCAGTGGTGGAGGGAGCAACTGATGGCAGCCAGCCTGCAACTGTCGGTCCGAACGGGCTCCGGCGCGGGTGCGTTCACCGACGGCGTCAGCGGCGTTGACATGATCTCGGCAGACAACGCCCTGAATTCGCTGGCGAACCGACAGGCCAACCCGATCACTGTCGGTGGCTACAGCTACGAGAAGTGGCTGGCGCTCAAGGTCGTCACGGCACCCGCCAACAGCACCTCGGGTTTCAAGATCTGGGGCGACGGCGCGGTGGCGGCGAGCTCGACCCTCTGGTTCACGGGCAACTACGCCACGTACCAGCAGGGCACCACGGCGGCCTCTACGATCGCCAACACGAGCTTCACCAACTTCACCTCGGGCAACAAGGCCAACTGGGACACCGGCACGTACTCGATGACCGGGTCATACACGAAGTACAGCGTGTGGCAGCTCCAGATCGGTGCCGACAGCAACCCGGGCAACTGGACGACGGAGACGGTCAGCTACAGCTTCGACGAGACGTAGGAGGTCCCGAGATGGCCGATGAACCGACGACGGTCGACGTGACCGCTCCCGTCAACATGGACGAGGTCCGTGATCGCGCTGAGGCCGAGCAGCTCGCCCAGATGCAGGCGCAGGCGGAGGCGCAGGGTCGGCGTCAGGCGCGCGACAACGCCCACGCCGAACGCCTCCGCACCTTCGGCGACAAGCGCATGAGCAAGGCGGCCCTGCACGGGCAGGACACCGTCGCGGGCCCGACCGGGCCCACGTCGAGCCTGTTCGAGGGCTCGGCGGTCCCGACCGAAGAGGAGGCCACCGGTGCCGAAGCGGGTTGACACCGACGCCGCGAGCCCCTCGGCTCGTGCGCCAGAAGGAGCTGTCACGGCAGGCGACCTGACCAGCGATCAGGACGTCGCCGGCACCACCGCCACGGGGGAGCAGACCCCGGGCACCGCGAGCGCCCAGCGCGCGCAGGACCCGCCGGTTCCCGGCGAGACGTCCAACGAGGACATCGAGATGCCGCCGGCCGGCGATCCGGAGCCCGTCGAGGGAGTGCCCGCTCTCGGCGACCCGGATGCGCCGGTCGACGACGACACCAACACCCTCACCGCCAAGGACAACCCGCTGGAGACCGACGCCGGTGGTGACACCAGCAAGGCCGAGCGCCCGCTCGAGATCCCCGCGGTCGACAAGGCCGATCTGGCAGAGCAGCGCGCCGACAACGCCGACACCGAGCTCCGTCAGCGTCAGGCGGCGAACGAGGCCGCGACCTCGGACCCCGCGTCGCGCTCGACGGACACGGAGGACGCGGAGGCGGCGACTTTCACGAGTGACCGCCCGGAGCGCCGAGGCGCTGCCGATACGTCCTACGCGGGCCCGGAGCGCCGCCGGACGGTCGACTCGACCCACGGACTCGGCGCAGGCCAGCCAGTCGCCCGCCGCGGTGGCCGCCACGGCGATCTGGTCCTCGACCACCACGGTCGCCCGATGGTGGCTGGGTCCACCTACACGGCGACCTACGAGTACGAGGACGAGACCGACGTCGCCCCCGGCGCCGGCGAGACTGGTCTCATCTTCGAGCTCAACACCCCGCGCGGCCGCCGCGTTCTCCCGGTCGTCCGCACCGGCGCGGCCGGCACCGTCTCGGTCACGTTCCCCGTCGAATTCGAGGGCCCCTACCGGGCCCGCCTGATCGACGGCTCCTCTGTTCTTGCCACCCTCGACTTCACCGTCTGAGCGGTGACGCTCCTCGTGATCTGCCCGTCTCGGGGCAGGCCTGACGCAGCTTCCGAGCTGCAACGGACTTTCTCCGAGACGAAGGTTCTCGCGGGGACGGAGCTCATCTTCGCCATCGACTCCAACGACCCGACGCTGGAGGGTTACGCGGCCAGTACCCGCGGACTGACCCTCCACGTTGGGCCTCCTGTTGAGATGGGCATGAACGGCGCCCTCAACGAAGCTGCCCACGCCCTGCTCTATGCCGATCCCGACGTCGAGGTGGTCGGGTTCGTGGGCGACGATCACCGCTTCCGGACCCACGGCTGGGATGCCCAGATCCTCGACCTGCTGCGCCGGCGCCCGGGGGTGGCGTTCGCCGACGATCGCAACTGGCACGAGAAGCTGCCGACGATGTGGTTCGCCAGCAGGGTCATCGCCTCGTTCTTCGGCATGGGCCTCAAGACCCTGAAGCACCTGTACATCGACAACTACTGGCTCGAGCTGGCGGGCGGTGCTGGATGCCTCTACTACCTGCCGGACGTCGTCATCGAGCACATGCACCCGGCCTACGGCAAGGGCGAGTGGGACGAGGGGTATCGCCGGGTCAACAGCGAGGAGATGTACTCGGCCGACCGTGGCGCTTTCGAGCTCTGGCAGAGCATCAGCAAGCCGCAGGACGTGGCGCTCCTGACCGAGTTGCTGACGGCGTGAACCCGGTCCCGAGCCCTTCCATCGGGGACGTCCGGGCCCTGTCGGGGATCCTCGACGATCCGCCGTACAGCCACGTCGACTTCGTGCTGGTGGCGAAGAACGAGTCGGCCCGGTTGCCGGCGCTCCTCGCGCGCGTCCGCCCTTACTTCGAGCGCGTGGTGGTCGCGGTCCAGCAGTCCCACGACGACACCGAGCAGATCGCCCGGAAGTGGGCCAACGTCGTCATCAGGGACTACGACCACGGTTTCGGTGACGCGTCGATGCCGCACCTCCAGCGCCACGTCCGGGCGCGCTGGGCGTTCCGTGTCGATGCCGACGAGTGGCCGTCCTCGGCGCTGCTCTGGAGCCTCAGCAACGCCACGTGGTGGGCCGACCACGAGCACGCACAGGGCATCTGGATCCCGTACCGCAGCTCGGTCGAGGACATGCCCTACAACGATCCCCACTCCCACCTGCGGCTCTGGGAGAACGGCGTGGTTTGGCCGGCGTTCCTCCACAGCCGGCCGCACCCCGACAACAACATCCTCTGGACGACGGGGTTCATCGACCACTCAAAGTCGCTCGACGAATTTGTCGAGGGCTACCTCTCGTACCTGCGGATCGGCCGGGACAACGAGGGCTGGACCGAGCACAATCTGTCCCAGCTCCAGAACGCGACGAGGGCCGCGGCGGAGCGGTACGGATGGTCACACGTGACCGGGCGGCCTTGGTGGCCGCAGGTGGTCGCCGAGGCCTTCAATGGGGAGGATCCGAGTGCGACGACTGGGCAACAGGACTGAGCGCGAGGCGCTCGACTACCACCTTCGCCGGAACGACACGCCCGACTTCACGCAGGGCCAGCCGGGCCGGGTCGACCTCGCCCACTTCCTGATCGAGAAGATCCTCGTGAAGGACCTGACGCGCCGGCCGCTCAAGGTCGTCGAGCTCGGCTGCGGATCTGGCGACGTCACGGGCCCGTTCGCCGGTCCTCCGCTGGCGGTGCCGGAGTACGACTCCCGGCCAGACCATGACGGGCCCTACTACCAGTTGCCCCGCGGCTACATCTCGGCGAACGGCATCGAGGTGATCGGCATCGACGTGGTCCCGATGGCGGTCCGGGCGATGGGGCGGTTCCCGGACATGACGGTCGTCATCAGCCCGGTCGAGGAGCTGGAGCCGTTCGAGTGCGACCTGCTCGTGATGACCGAATTCCTCGAGCATCTCGTCGACCCGATCACGGTCGTCCAGAAGTGGCTGCCCCTCGCCAAGTGGGCGATCATCGGCCACCCCCTCGACGAGCCAGACCCGCCCTACGAGTACGGCCACAACTGGTCGTACACCCGCGAGGACTTCCGCGCGTGGTTTGAGATGGGCGGTCACCACCTCTGGGAGGAATTTCGCTTCCCGATGGGACACTGGGACGCGATGGTGATGGGGCATAGTTGCCGCAACGATCAGCCCCCGCTGAGATAGGAGACCCGATGGCAGCAGCGATCGCATCCAACATCGCGAGCCCGACCGCCGCGAAGGACAACGTCATCGTCACGGTGTCCGGCCTGCCGGTGAACGACTCCAACAACTACGACGCGAACCGGTACCCGACCGAGCGCGCCCTCGTCTACCGGCTGATGTACGACAGCCCCGGGCCGACCACGCAGTACGACATGACGTCGATGGCGTTCTCCCCGAAGGCGGATGGCTCCTTCAGCCACCGTCCGCTCATGTTCCCGGTCGCCGGCGCGTGGACGGTCACCTGCGTCGATCAGGACGCCAACGTGGTGGCGACGCAGGCCATCACCGTCCAGTAACCCGCGGGTGCGGGTCCTCGTCACCGGGGCAGCGGGGCTCCTCGGGCGCTGGTTCGTCTCTCACCATCTGAACAACGGGGACGAGGTCGTCGGGGTCGACGATCTCTCGAGCCCCTTCAGCCACTGGCCCGAGGCTCTGCATCCGCGCCAGCGGTACACAACCGAGCTCGTCCGCTGGCTGAAGAGCCACGAGTACGAGCGGTCGATGCTGTTCGACAGGGCGTACCACTTCGCGGCGCCGGTCGGCGGCCGCGTTCGGATCGAGCAGGATCCGCTCTTCAACGCCGGCAGCTTCGGCATCGACGCGGCGTTCATCGGCTGGTGCGTCAACCGCGTCGACACGCTCGTGTACCCGAGCTCGTCCGCGGTCTACCCCGTCGATGACCAGACCGTCGGCTTCCACCACTCGCTGTCCGAGGATCTCTTCAACCCGGCCGTCCCGGGCACGACGAAGGTCTGGGGTAAGCCCGACGAGGTCTACGGGCTCACCAAGCTCGTCGGCGAAGTCCTCGCGTGGAAGGCCGCGGTGTTCGGCCTCAAGACCCTGTGCATCCGCCCGTTCAGCGGGTACGCCGAGGATCAGGGGCTCGACTACCCGGTGGCGGCCATCGCCGACCGCGTCGCCCGGCATGAGGACCCGATCAAGATCTGGGGCGCCGGCGACCAGACGCGCGACTTCGTCCACGTCTCCGACATCGTTGCTGCCACCGAGGCCCGGCTCGCCGATGGGATCTACAACGGCTACGCGGCCATGAACATCGGCTCGGGGATCCCGACGTCGTTCCGGACGATCGCGGTCCGCCTGATGGCGCTGGAGGGCTTCGAGGCCCCGATCGTGACCGACGAGTTGATGCCGGAGGGCGTGAAGCACCGCTACGCCGACGTCGAGGAGATGGCCCGCTACTACGTCCCGCAGGTCGACCTGATGACCGGGCTCGAGCGCGTGCTCGCGTACCGCCACACCAGCCGGCGAATGGGCAGGTGACCGGGCCCAAGGTCGCGCGGCGCGTCGTCGGGCAGGGCGGCGGCTGGAGCATCAGCCCGGGCGCGGACCTGACCGCGATCCACGACAATCCCACGGGCACGGTCGTCGGCACGATGGCGATCGTGACCCGTGACCGGATCGCGGCCTCGACCGCCATGAGCTGGATGCTGACGGATCTCGGCTTCCTCGGGCCCGGCGAGGTCCTCTCCCGCCAGATCGTGATCGGCCACATCCTCACCCTTCAGCGGAACGAGTGCGTTCAGCGAATGGAGGGCGACTGGATCCTGTTCATCGACGACGACATGGTCTGGCAGCCGGGCGCCGTGCGGACCCTCGTCGAGACCCAGCGCAAGTACGACCTCGACATCGTCGGCGGCCTGTGCTTCCAGCGCGGCGCTCCGCACCAGCCCACGCTCTACTACCGCGACGGGCCCACGGGCAACTACAACTTCCGCGAGGAGTGGCCCGAGGACACCGCGCTCGAGGTGGACGCGACCGGCATGGCGTTCACCCTGATCCACAAACGGGTCTTCGAGCGGGTCCTCGGCGAGCCCATGCCCACGCTCGAGGAGCGCGCCGGGATGCCCCCGCCGCCGTTCTTCAAGTGGACAGGCCAGTACGGCGAGGACTTCCTGTTCTGTCAGGAGGCCAAGGCCGCCGGCTGCCAGATCTTCGTCGACACCTCGGTCAAGATCGGGCACATCGCCGAGGTCGTCGTCACCGAGGACTCGTTCAACCGCGAGCTCGCGTTCCGATCGGAGGAGGCATGGCAGGCGAGGATCGCCCAGAACGACCGGATGGGGCTCCCGACGGTGGGCCCGAAGGAAGCGTTCTACAAGGTCAGGCGTACCTGATCGGGGGCGGGCCGACGCCCGTATTCCTCGAGATCCGCCTGACCGCCGGCGGTGTCCAGATCGACCTCGACGAGCCCGGCTGGATGACCAAGTACGCCGACTACTTCGTGGTCAAGGCGCTCTGGGTCCTCGGCTGGAAGGACGGCAGCAAGCCCCCGGTGGCGATGCTCGTCGACGACGGCCAGAAGGGCTACTACACGGCCCGCCACATCGGGATGCAGTCCTCGATCGGCCACAACGAGACGATCGCCTATGGGCTCGGCAAGCAGCTTGCTGACGGCACCAAGGTCGAGGTCGTCCGCATGTTTCCCGACGGCATGGCGGTCCTCGGCTCCGACGTCGAGCGGATCGGGTTGATGCTGGTGCGAGCCGCCGGACCGCGGTAGTCGTGTCCAGCGTGCTGGTCGCGTGCTACGCTGCCGGCCAACAGCAGACTGGCGTCGCGGTTTCTGCCGCGCTCCCCGTATGGACGGGTTGAAGTTGCCGGCTGCGCGTCCCCGTCAGCCTGTTCCCGGGCGCGGGCTGGAGGTCCCGTGTCCAAGATCCTCTGGCTGTCCGATGGCGGCTGCTCGACTGGCTTTGGGCGTGTCACGCACGAGATCGGCGAGCGGCTGGTCAGGGATTACGGGCACGAGGTTCACGTCCTAGCGGTCAACTACCGCGGCGACGCGTACCCCGGCCTCCTCGATCCGGCGAAGCCGACGCCGCTCTACCTGTACCAGCCGACCCAGCTCGACCCCAAGGACGTCTACGGGATGTCCCGGATGATCGAGATGCTGGGCCGGGTCGAGCCCGACGTCGTCGTCTCGCTGAACGACCCGCAGATCCTGCTCACGATGCTGTTCAGCAACCGCCTCGACCCCCAGCGGGTGCTGCTGAGCTACCGCCCGATCATCAGCTACACGCCGTGCGACGGGACCAACCTCCCGCTGGCGTGGCAGATCCTCGGGGCGGCGACGAACCTGCTGGCGATGAGCCAGTGGGGTGCCCAGCAGTATCCAAACAGCCGGGTTGTCTACCACGGGGTGGACAGCGAGCACTTCTGGCCCGTCAGCGATCGCCGGCCGATCAAGGTCGGGGAGCTCGTGCTCCGCTCGAAGACCGACTGCAAGCGCGTGTTCGGTTTCCCGGATGACGCGTTCGTCGTTGGACGGGTGGACACCAACAGTGAACGCAAGGACTACCCGGCGACGTGGAAGGCCCTCGTACCGTTCATGAACCGCCACCCCGACGTCAGGGCGCACTTCCACTGCGGACGCAAGCCCGGGAACGCATTCGGGGTCGACTTCGACAACCTGCTGAGCCGGGTCGACGATCCCAAGCCCGACCGGTTCCACTTCCCGGAGGCCCGCTCGACCTACGTCGGCTGGCCGCAGGAGCACATGAACGCGCTGTACAACGCGTTCGACGTGTTCATCTCGACGAGCCACGGCGAGGGCGCTGGCCTGACGCTGATGGAGGCGGCGGCCTGCGGGGTCCCGATCGTCGCCCAGAACGTGAGCGCGATCCCCGAGTACGTCGGGCCCGGGGCGATCCTCCTCGAGCCGGAGCGGCTGATCACGGTCCCCTCGGGCGAGGACCAGTGGCTGCCCGACATCGACGCATTCACCGACGCCCTCGAGCGCCTGTACAAGAGCCGCGGGATGCGGCGGGATCTGGGCGCCGCGGGGCGTGAACACGTGAGCCAGTTCGGTTGGGAGACGCCCGCCGAGCAATTCGACGAGTACATCCGGGCGCTCGCGGCGATGCCGAAGGCTGAGCCTGCGTCCATGACCGGCTGAGCGACGCCGTCAGGCAGCTCGTAGAGGAGGTCCCAGTGGACAAGATCGACGCGGCGATCGCCGGCGGACAGGGCCGCTTCCAGATCTTCTCTGGCGTGCTGATGGCCTACACGGCCTCGGTGAAGCAGGCCGACGGATCTGAGCGCGAAGTCAAGATGCTCCGCGGCATCGCCAGCTCGACGGTCAAGGACCTTCACGGCGATCGCATGACCGACAACGCCATCGCGAAGATGGAGCAGTCGGCCAAGAGCAACATGACGATCTTCCTGAACCACAGCTACGAGGTTCCGGAGGACGTCGCGGGCTCGGTCGTGTCTGCGTGGTCGACGAAGGACGCGTCCGAGACCGCGGCCGACGGCAACCCGATCGCGCTGCTCCACTTCGAGATCTCGGTCAACGAGCAGAACGAGCGCGCGGTCAAGGCGTGGTCCGCCATTCAGGGCGGCACCAAGCTCGGCCTCTCCATCGGCGCCATGATCCCGGACGGCGGCGCCACGTGGGACAAGCAGGCCGGCGGCTACATCATCGACGACATCGAGCTCCTCGAGACCTCGATCGTGGGCATCCCGGCGAACCCCAAGAGCTGGGTGGAGTACGCGGTGAAGAGCATCGGTGGCCGACCGGCCGCCAAGGCTGCCGTGCCACTCGACGCGGGGAAGCCGCAGGTGACCCTCGACGCGGACACCGGGGAGTACAACATCCGGGGCCAGCTCGGCGACATCGCGGTTGTGCGCGGCGTTGCCCCGAGCGAAGAGCCCGAGACGCCGGCGACGCCGGCAGCCGGTGACACGGTCGAGCCTGAAGCGCAGGCCTCGTCCATCACCGTGATCCAGATCGACACCGGCAACGACTCCGGTGGCGATGACTCTGACTCCGCAGGGAGCTCCTCGAGCGACCCTGAGACCGGGGCGTCTGGCACGACGGACAGTGCCGGCACCGACGCGGGCCTGACCCGTGCCTACGAGCTGCTCGGCTCGTCGGCCGCGGTCATTCGCTCCACGAACGAGCTGATCCTCGCCCTCTCGACCGAGCTCGAGACCACGCGATCGCAGCTTGCCGCGGAGACCACCCGTGCCGATGAGGCGGAAGCAGCGGCGCAAACGGCGCTCACCGCGGCCGCCGACACCCTCACCCGGGTGAAGAACCTCCCGCTCGGCCGCAAGGCCGTGCTCACGGAGGTGGAGGACTCCTTCCACCGCTCCATGTCGGAGGTCTATTCGTCCGGGGCTCTCAAGGTCCTCACGGACGCCGAGGCCAAGGCCAAGGCGGCCACCACCAAGTAGGAGCTCGCAACATGGGACTCTCTCCCCAGTTGCAGGCCCAGATCAACGCCGTTCGCGAGGCGCAGGAGGCCCTGTCGGCTTCCCTCGCCAGCCTGAACGACGAGCCGAATGTCGTGCGGCAGGACGCGCGCATCGGCATCGGTGATCAGGGCACGCAGCAGCCCAACGTCCGCCGGGCGCTCACCCCGTCGCAGCGCCACGAGATGGGCGACCGACTGCACTCGCTGTCGAACCGGCAGCTCATGCAGTTCTTCTTCGAGCAGATGCGCCAGAAGAACACCGGCATCCCGCTCGACACGTGGCTCAACGCCGGCGGCTACGCCGCGCAGGCGGCCTTTCAGGGGATCGGCTCTCAGGTCGATCCCGACGTCGCCCGGGCGATCGACACCGGCGGCGCAGCGGCCCTGATCCGGCAGGATCTCGAGCCGGCGCTGTACGAGCTGTTCGTGCGGCTGTTCCCGGCCTACGACCGGATCGCGAAGGAACCGGCCAACGGCCTCGTCCACGCGTTCAATCAGGTCACGAGCTATGGCGATGCCAAGTTCATGCCTGAGCTGGGCACCGTGACGGACGACCAGTCGACCTACGTCCGCAAGACCACGAACATCGCGATCCTCGCCACCCGGCGCGGCGTGTCGCTGAAGAGCCAGTTCGCGGTCCTCGCTGGCGGCGCCGGCTACAACCCGGAGCAGCTCGAGCTTCAGGGCGGCCTCCGGGCCATGGCCCACCGGATGCAGACCCAGATCTTCTCCGGTCAGGCCACGGTCACCGGCGGCACCTATGCCGACGAGTACGGCGCCTACGACGCGAACGCGTTCGACGGGCTCCGCTACCTGCTCGGCATCGTCCAGAACAACGCGCTCAACGTCGACCCCGCGACGAACCCGGCCACGACCGGCAACGTCCGGCGCGCCGTCGACGCGGCCATCCTTCCGTCCCTCCAGCTCGGCGGCAACCCGGGCGACATGGAGATCTGGAGCTACCCCACCGAGAAGCAGGCCTTCGACGAGCAGCAGGACGCCAACGTCCGGATCATGTCGTCGGCTCTGCGGACCACGGTCGGTGTCACCGCGAACGCGATCAACACGGTCGCCGGCGACATCCCGTGGTACGTCCTCGCCGGCGACTCGATCGACCCGACGACGGGTGCGGTGGGCTACTCGCCCGGCGCGCACTTCGCAGGGGCGACCAAGGCCCGCGACGTCTACATGCTCGACTTCGGGTCGCTCTCGCTGCCGTACCTCGGCACCGAGGGCCCCACGGTCCTCGACATTCCGATCGGGATCTCCGGTCAGCTCACCCACCTGTTCGTGATCTTCCTCATGAACGGGCTGGCGCTGAAGGTGCCCGGCTGGAACAACAAGGTCCGCGTCAAGCTGTCCTGAGCCTTTCCCTCGTGGGCAGGTGGGCGCCGGCTCCCCTCGGCTGGCGCCCACTCCTTCTCGGAGGTTCGATGTACGTCACGCCGGACGCGTTCAAGCAGATGCGGCTGGGATCCGATGTCACCGGGATCCCCGATCTCCAGCTCGCCGTCGTGCTGGAGCGCGCCTCGACGATCGTGAACGGCTACTGCACCGTCCCGACGATCCCGCAGCCCCATGACTTCCGCGGCGGGTCGATCGTCGGCGAGCAGCACGTGTGGCGCCTGCCCGAGGGCGGGCCCGGGTCGGACCAGACGGGCACCCGGCGGGTCTACCCGTTCCACTGGCCGATCAAGGCCGTCAGCGAATTCAACATCGCGGTGACGAACACCCAGATCGCGCTCGACATCCAGCCCAGCGAGATCATCATCCAGAACAGCGACCGCTACCTCGAGGTCGTCACGCTGATCGGTGCGACCTTCGGCCTGTTCAACGCGATCGCGATGCCCAACGCATTCCTCGCGACGCCCACCGTCCGCCTCGACTACACCTACGGCCGCGAGATCCGCCAGACAGGCGAGACGATCTACCCGGTCGACGAGACCAACAGGGTGCTGTTCCGGGCCATCAACCAGTGGTGGCTCGTCGACGTCGACCACACGGTCAACGTGTACGTCGGCGGCGTCCTCACCACCAGCGGCTTCACGGTCGACGCGGACGAGGGCACGATCCTCTTCGACGCTCCCGTGACCGGCTCGGTGAAGGTCGACTACACGTACACGCTGATGCCCGAGGTCCGGGACGCGACGGCCCTGATCGCCCGCTACGAATTCGCCCAGTCGGCGATCACCGCCAAGGGCCTGTCGGGTCTCGAGACGATCCGGATGGCCGAGCTCGAGATCACCCAGCGCCGCGAGCCACGCGGCTCCGGCGTCGTGTCAGCGAACAACCTTGACCGGCTGGTGCCCGAGGCCGCGGACCTCCTGTCGGGCATGAAGTTCTACCGCATGGCCGCGTGAGGGTGAGATGACAGGCGTTGCGACTCGAGACAATCCGCCGGTCAGGGCTGACGACAGCCCTGCTTCCCCTGCTGACGTCGCTACGTCGGGGCTCGCCACTTCGGCCAACCAGACGGCCGCCAACGCGACCCTCGCGGCGCTCCAGACCCTGCTGGCGGGAGGCCTGCCCTCGGCGCTCTCGGCGGGTCGGCTCATGGTCGAGTCGACGGGCAACATCGCGTCTGGCGCCACTGACACCGGCAACCCGGTCAAGGTCGGCGGCGTGTACCGCACCAGCCCGTCGGTCCTGACCAACGGTCAGCGTGGCGACTTTCAGATCGACGCCAACTCCAACCAGAAGGTCGTCCTCGCGACGCTGATCGCAGGCGAGGACCAGACCTTCGACCGTCTCAAGACGATGCTGCGGTTCAGCCCGACGAACATCGCGGCAGCCACCACGACCCTCGTGAAGTCGGGTGCCGGCGTGCTGCACTCGATCACGATCAACACCACGGCGGCCGGGACCATCACGATCTGGGACAGCCTGACCGCGTCGGGGACCAAGATCGGCACGATCAAGGCGAGCGTGGTCGAGCAGACCTTTGTCTACAACTGCGCCTTCGCGACCGGGCTGACGATCGTCACCGCGGGCGCCTCCGACATCACCGTCAACTGGATCTGATCACCGATGGCGAACCGCTACTGGGTCGGGGGCACAGGGACGTGGGACGCGGCGACCACGACCCACTGGTCGGCGACGTCCGGCGGAGCAGGCGGAGCCTCGGTCCCGACCTCGGCCGATGACGTCCTGATCGACGGAAGCTCCGGCGGCGGCGTGATCAGCCTCGGCGCCGGCGGGGTGTGCGCCTGCCGGTCGTTCAGCACGACGGGCTTTGTCGGGAGCCTCTCGTGGGGCAACTTGGCTTCGGTCAACCTCCGGATCGGCGACGCGCTGGGCGGCGCGCTGACGACCGGCGCGGGCACGACCATCGCGAACATCTCCAACACCGTGAACGCGATCATCTTCGCGGCGTCCACCGACAACGGCGGCGTGGGCTGGCCGATCACCACGAATGGCGTCCAGCTTCCGAGCATGACCTTCGGGTACAACGGGACGGTCGTGGTGCTCGGAGGGCGCTGGCAGCTTCAGGACAACCTGTCGTGGGCGAACGGCGGCACGGGCCAGTTGCTCCTCAACGCGGGCACGCTCGACACGAACAGCAAGAACCTGACCGGCTGGCAGATGAACATCTCGACCGCCAACGTCCGGTCGCTGATCCTCGGCTCGTCGGTGATCACGCTCTCCTCGACAGGGTCGAATGCGTGGGCCTCGAACACCGTCTCGAACCTCACGTTCAACGCGGGCACGAGCCGGATCGTTCTCACGGGGACGACGGGTGGCTTGCAGACGGGGCAGTTGACCTTCTACGACCTCGTCTTCGGCGGCGCAGGCAAGCAGTTCCTGTTGGGGATCTCGGCCCCAACCATCACGTGCCACAACCTGACGGTGACGAGCGTGTGGCTGGCGATCGGCCTGTACACCGCCCCGCTGCCACAGGGGCTGCTCGTCGTCACGGGTACGGCGACGTATCAGGGCGCGAGCCTCGCCGCGAGGCTCATGGTGTCGGGGACAGACGCGGGCAGCGGCAGCGTGCCGATCCAGACACCGATCCAAGCCGCGGCCGTGGTCCTGTCCAACGTCGACTTCCGGGACATCAACGCCAGCGGGGCCGCAGCGCCGTGGGCGGGGACGTCCGTCGGCGACATGCAGGGCAACACGGGGATTACGTTCGACGCCTCCCAGACGCGTTACTGGGTCGGCGGCACCGGCAACTGGGATGACACGGCGCACTGGTCGGCGTCATCCGGCGGGGCGAGCGGGGCGTCGATCCCCCTGTCGCAGGACGATGTCTTCTTCAACGCCAGCTCGGGCGGCGGCATCGTCAACGCGCGCGTGCCCCGCATGGGCCGCAACATCGACTTCACGGGGTTCACGGGCACGTTCGACACGGCCGGGACTGGGGCCACGACCGACCACTACTGTTTCGGCAACCTGACGCTGGGCGCCGGGATGACGATGTCGGGCGTCAACAACGTCTTCCTCGCGGGGCGCGGCGGCTCGTTCACCCTGACGAGCAACGGCAAGGCGTTCACGCAGTCGGTCTTGGTCTTCGCACCGGGCGGCACCTACACGCTCGCCGGCGACCTGACGATCCCGGCAGCCCTGTCGCTCTCGCTCGACTACGGCACCTTCGACGCGGCAGGCTTCAACGTGACCACCGGGCGGCATCTTTGGGGCCACTCGTCGGCGTCGTTCCCGCCGCTCCTCATCAAGATGGGATCGGGGACGTGGTCTGTCACTGGTCCCGGGACGTCGGCTCCGGTCGCGATCATCTCCGGGCCGACGAGCAACTGCGTGGTGCAGGCGTCGACCTCGACGATCGTGCTCACGAGCACCGCCCTGAACAACAAGCAGTTCGCGGTGACCGGCGGGTCGGCCCTCAACCTCAACGTCGTCCGCCACAGCGGCGGCGGCGACATGCAGTTCGTCAACGGCGGCTGCATCGTCAACTCGCTGATCATTGACCCGCCCACGGGACCCGTGTCGCGAGGGTTCTCGCTGAACAGCAACACGACCATGACCTTCGGGGCCATGACGTGCGTTGGCGCACAGGGGATGCCGGTCACGATCAAGTGCTCCACGCAGGGCGGGCGGGGCAACATCGTCGTGACCACGGGGGCCGTGGCAATGCGGTTCGTGACGATCGCCGACATGGCCTTCTCGGGCGGCGCGATGTTCACCGCCACCAACTCGGCGAACCTCGGCAACGTCACCGGCGTCGACTTCGGCCATACGCCGCTTGCGATCGCCCGGACGCTGGCCGGAGCGCGCGCGGCGGCAGCGGACCGCCCGGTCGCGGTGGGGCAATCCGCGCTCGCCTACCTCGCGCTGGGCCCGATCCTGCACTACCGCTTTGGGGAGAAGGCTGGGACGACGGCCGTCGCGATGGTGGGCCCCAACGGGCTGGTCAAGGGCAGCGTGCTCCCAACGTGGGGTACGCCCGGACTCGTGCCCGGTGACAGCGACACGGCGCTCCTATTCGACGGCGTGGCGCGTGGCGTGAATGACCAGTGCGTTCAGGTCACGATGCCGAACGCCGGACCGGCGACAGGCATCACCGTCGTGGCGTGGGTCCGGATGGACGGTGTCCCGACGAACACCTATGAGTCGCTCCTCAACTGGTCTACTCAGGTCGCCACGGTCGGCTACCACTGGGTCTACTTCCAGACGACCAGCATCTGGTACCAGTTCGCCGACGGGACTGTCCGAACCGCCCAGTTCGTGACGGCGAACACCCTCGGCACGCCGTACTTCATCGCGATGGCGCACGACTTCGTCGCCAAGACCCTGAGCCTCTACAAGAACGGCGCCCTCGTTCAGACCCAGAGCCTCGCTGCCTTCGGCGCGCCGCTCGTGGCTCCGGCCGCGAGCCCCCTGACCATCGGCGCGTACAGCGGGCTGAATTACGAATGGAACGGCGCCCTCGACGAGCTGGCGGTGTTCCCCCGGGCGCTCGCCGCGAGCGAGGTCACCTCGCTCTACATCCCGCCCCTGCGCCGCGCAGCCTGAAGGAGCCCGACATGACGACGCTCATCCTGCCGTCCAGCAACCTGATCGGGACGCGGTTCCACTACGACGTGCTCCTCGACGACACCCACCCCGACGAGCCCGACTGGATCTACTCGGCCGACTGGACCGCGGATCCCCGGGGGACCGACGAGAGCGACGAGGACTTCAGCGCGCGCCTCAACGCCTATCAGGCGGCCATCGAGGTCGATCTGGGGCGGCACGCAGCCGCCCTCCTTGCCGCGAAGACGGGCGAGGGCTCCGTCCCGCTCGCTGACGAGGGCGGACGCGAGCTCGAGACGCCGATCACGACTGATCCGGGCCGTCCGACAGCCCCGGGCCGGCCGACGCTCGTCCAGTGACCGACGAGGCTCCCGTCGAGCCGGCGATGGCGGGGCCCGCGATCGTCGCGATCGGGGCCTTCACGGTCGTCGAGCTGCGGGTGGTCAACCAGCGCCGGCAGCTCGCGGCCGAGCTCAGGCAGCGGGCCCGGGAGGCGCTGGACGCCGCGGAGCACCTCGAGGACAGCATCAACGAGTACGCCCTGATCGCCTACGCCAAGCGCGGCCTCCGGGACGTGGTCGGCTTCGACGATGACGGCAACATCCTCGGTCGAGTGCAGGAAGGAACGGAAGTCCCATGACGACGGTCCGAGACCTCGAGGGCAACGTCTCAGAGCTCGTCACCGAGGCAGAGGTCGACGAGAAGATCGCCGCCGGCGGCGCCGGTCTCACCGACACCTCGCTCGCCGACTACACGGCGACGGGCGACATTCACATCGCCGGATCGGCGCAGGACGATCCGGACTGGCTCGACGGCGACGTCCACATCACCGGCGGGCAGGGCAACGCCGACCACAACGGTGGATCGGCCTACCTCGAGGGCGGGAACGCGCTGAACCCGGACGGCCGTGGCTCCGGTGACGCGCACGTCGTGGGTGGAGTCGGCGAGAGCGGTCAGACGGGCGGCGAGATCATCGTCCGCGGTGGCGGCGATCAAGACGGCACGGGCTACATCGCCTTCTTCACGCACGGGTCCGGCGGCAATGCTGGTGATGTCCTGAAGAGCACCGGCGACGGGCTTGGGACGATCTGGGGTCCGCCAGCCGGTGGCGGCAACCCGCTCGATGGGATCGCGCTCGACGGGACGATCGGTGACCACTTCACGGAGGCGGCACTGAACGCGCGCTGGACCCGGCGCGGCTTCGTCGGCGGGGCTGAGCAGTACCAGCTCGGGGCGAAGGGCACCTTCATGCGGGCTGCCCTCGCGGGGCGGGGCAACGGTGACGGCTGGCTCCAGCCCGCCACGGCCGACGGCACCTACGCCTGCAAGTTCATCGCCCGCAACGGTCCGGTCGGCTTCAGCCTTGCTCTGGTCGATGCGGCCGGGTCAGGGGTCGCCCTCCAGTATTACAACGCCTCCCCCAACTCATTCAACCTCGAAACTCTGACCACCTACAGCACCTACGGCGGTACCTACGTCGAGGCGGGCTACAACGGCGCCGCGCCCAACGTGAACCTCGTTACGCCCGACCCGACCGTCGCCGGTCGGCCGATCTGGCTTGCGGTCCGCAAGGCGGGCGGCTCCTGCTTCGCCTCGTACTCGCTCGACGGCGAGATCTGGTCGCCCGAGTCATCGGCCCTCGCGTGGGCGGGCACGATGAACCGTGTCGGCCTGCTCCTCGGCCCGCTCGGCGATGTCGACGGCGCGAACGGGCAGGGGTTCGTCGACATCGACTGGTTCAACAAAGTCGCCTGATGGCCCAGCCGTTCTTCAGCGCGGCCGAGGTCGCTGCGCTGGAGCAAGTCGCTCTCACCGGTATGCAGACCGACATCTCGATCAGCGCATCGACGCCGACTGACTCGGGCGGCATCTCGGCGAGCAACGACTACGGCGACGACGTCGTCACCTACCCGGTCGTCACGGATCCCGCGAACCCGTCGAACCCCCTGATCGTCAAGGCGTGGCTGTGGCAGCAGCCGACGCCCGTGGCGGTCGCCGACACCGACCAGATCGTGACCGTGAACACGGTCCGGATGTACGTGCCGCTGGGGACCCCGGTCAAGGTCGGCGACACCGTCCACGTGATCAACGACCCCAACGCGATCGACTACGTCGTGGCCGACACGAACGCCGAGATCACGTGGAAGGCGTGGCTCACCTGCTCGCTGCGGGAGCTCGAATGACGTGGTCCTCGACGCGATCGAAGCGGCGGTACTGGGAGCGGCCCCGGGACTGCTGACGCTGGGCGCCCGCACCATCGCCGAGATCGCCCGGACCAAGGCGCCGGTCCGCCGGATCTTCGAGGGCGACACCCGGATCATCGCGACGCGTTCGGTCGGCGACACGCAGACGCTCTCGAACCGGGTCGTGGTCGGGCACACCGTCCGCTACCCGCACCTGCTGAGCCAGCGCCGCATCGTCGACGAGGGCGAGGTCATCGGGCAGGACTACCTGAGCCGTCGTGGCCGCTACGAGGTGCGGTCGGGCCGGGCCAACTACCGCCCCCGGGGTCGCGCGACACAGGTCGGCGGCCGCCTGAAGGGCGAGATCCGCGGCGAGCCGGCCACCATCGAGGGCCGGGTCGTCTCGTCTAGGGTCGTATCGCCGACGCCATACGCGAAGCATCAGGAGTTTGGGAACCGGCACAACCCGGCCCACCCCTACATGCGACCCGCGGCGGCCGAGGGACGACCGGTTGTCACCAGTCAGATCACGGAGGGCCTGTTGAGCGCCGGCAATGCCGCTGCTCGAGGGGGCCAACGGGTCGCTGAGATCAGGGCGAAGTTGATCGCCGAGGTGAGCTGATGGCAGCACCAACCACCACGGCGCCGATCAAGCGCGCGTTGGTTCGTTCCCTGCGCGCGATCCCGAGCTGGGGAACCGCCGTACCCGGCGGGGTCCACCAGTCTCTGGCCCCGAGGAAGCAGCGTTACCCGTTCGTGACCTACAACCTCCTGCCGGCAGTCCGCGACTACCAGTTCGACGGGATGCAGCTCACGACGGACGTCGACGTCTTCGCCTACTCGGAGAACGCGGTCGACGCTGAAAACGTCGACTCGCTCATCGCCGCTCATCTTCAAGATGCACCGCTCGCGGTGGATGGGCAGGTCCTCCTCTACTGCCGGCGTGTCGCCGACGTCAGCAACCCGCAGACCGACGCGCGGGGCCGACGCATTTACCAGATCGGCGGGACGTACCGGATCACCACCGACCAGAACCTCTAAGTCACGCTCTTCCACGAGCGACCGCTCACGGCCTGTCGGACAGCCTGATGGCTGACCCCGTACTTGCGGCCGAGGACGGTGAAGGGCACGCCGAGCGCCCGGAGCTCTCGAGCTTCACGGACCTGCTCGACGGACAGCTTGTGCCACGGGATCCGTTCCCCCTCGGTGTTCGTTCCGTCTCGCTTTCGATCCCGGTTGTTGTCGCCTTTCGTTCCGGTGCTCAGGTGCCGATCGTTGACGCAATGCCGGTTCCGACAGGAGTGGCGGAGCACGACGCCCTTGGCGATCGGCCCGTGTTCCCAGATCCACGCGACTCGATGCGCGTCGACGGTGTTCCCGTCGAGCCAGAAGCTCCCGTAGCCGGTCTTGGGCCTGATCCCTCCCGTCCAGAGATGGCAGGTGTCGGGGCCCCCGGAGCGGTCAACGAGAGCCTCGAAGCGTTCTCGAGCGGGCGTGCGGTCGTAGACACCCTTCGGCATGGCAGTACCTCCTGCCCAGCATCATATCGACAGAGGTTGCAAAGGTGGCAGCAGGCTCGAACCAAAAGTTGCACGGGAAGAACGGCGCGATCTACATCGGTGGCCCCAAGGGCTCCGGGATCAAGGTCACGTCGAAGACCGAGTGGACGCTGAACCTCGGCCGCGACTACGTCGACAGCACCGTGTTCGGTGACGTCAACAAGACGTACCTCGTCGGCCTCCGCGACGTGCAGGGCCAGTTCGCTGGTCTCCTCGACACGTCGGGCGACATCATGATCAACCAGACCACGTCGGACGCGGTGGACATCTACCTCTACGCGGACGACACCAACCTGAACCCGACAGGTCAGCCCATCCTGATCGCGTTCGGCCCCGGACTGGTCGACGGGTCGATCACCGCGGCGAACAACGACGCGATCAAGGCAACGGGCAACTTCCGCGCCGCCGGCGCGTGGAGCGTGTTCACGAGCGGGACCCTCAGCTAAGCTCCCCCTAGCCGGGCGACCGGCTACGAGGGAGGGCGAGTGGCCCAGCAGCAGCTATTCGGCCGCATCGAGGGTATCGGCGGCGGGATCATCGTCCCGTTCATCGGTATCCACGTGGCGACCATCACCAACTGGCGACTTGTGCAGCGTGGAGCTGACGGGCGGGATGCCGCTCTGTACAACCTCCACGCTGCACTTTCGTTTGTGAACCGGGCCATCTGGGATGACCCGGAATACGAGAAAGAGGTCACCGTCGAGCTCGGTCGGAACCGGTTGCGGTACCGGATCGAGCAGGCGGAGGGCTTCAAGACCGCCCTGACGGGCAAGAGCCTGACGATGGAAGGGGTCACACCGTGCCGGATCGAGCCGTGAGGCCAAGCGCCGCGGACTACGACGAGTCGCCGCGGGTCGAGCGCCACAAGTTTCGTGGCCGCACGTACACGTTCACCGAGCTCTCGATCGCCGACTACGACAAGCTCGTGGCGCAGGCGACGACGAAGGACGAGGCGACCGGGATCGAGCGGCAGGACGACATCGCCCTGATGAAGCTGCTCGTCCTCAAGACCGTCGACATCTCGCCGCGCGAGTACGCCAACGCCGGCACGCGCATCATCCTGTCGTTGAACAGGATTGTGCGGGACATGCACTATGGCACCGAGCCCGAGGAGCTCATCAAGGACGATGACTCCGACGACGCCAAGAGCGACAACAACGAAGGGGACAGCCCGGGAAACGGCGAGTAACGACTCGCGAGCTGATCTGGGCGATCGCCGCCCACCTCCATGTCCTGCCGTGGCAGGTAGCTCGCCAGCCGTTCCACTCGTACTGGGCGATCCGCTGCGAATACCTCATCGCCGCCAAGCGAGAGCGCGAAGCGGTGAGGGTGAAGGTCTCGGCCGATGGCGATGAAGACATCGACATCGACAAGCAGCTCGGGATCACGGGTTCGTAGATGACTGAAGGCCGCTCTGAACAGGTAGGCGGGATCGCCCTCGGCCTGTCCCTCGACACCGCTGGCTTCAGCGCCGGCGTCTCGAAGGCCAAGGCCGAGCTGGCGTCTCTCGAAGCGACCCCCGTCCGAATACGGGCCGAGATCGCCGCGCCCGCTCGCGCGCAGGAGCTCGACGTCCGGGCCAACCTGTCCATCGACCGGGCTGCCATTCAGGGCTTCCGCTCCCAGATCGAAGCGGCGATGAAGGGCCTCGGCGACGCCGGCCACATCCCGATCCAGATCACCCTCGGGCGGATCAACTACGGCGCCATCCGCTCCGAGATCGCGGCCGGCATCGGTGAGGTCCCGATCAAGGTCACGGTCGCCGGCGGCGGGAGGGACAGCCCCTCGGCGATCGTCGCGGCCACGGTGGCCGAGAGCAGTGGCGCCAGCAATCAGGACGCCACGACGCTCGTCAAGAACGCCACCCGCAAGCGTGGCCTCGAGCCCCGGGCGATGGGCGGGCCCGTGCAGCCCGGTGGCCGCTACATCGTCGGGGAGTCCGGGCCCGAAGAGCTCACGATGCACAACCGGGGTGGCTACGTCCGCCCCATGCACGCCGGCGTCGGTGCGCGCGCCTACCGGGCGACGCAGCTTCAGGGCGGCGGCACGTTCGGGCCCGGCGGCCAGCCGGAGCGCGGGTACGCCGTAGGCCTCTCGTCGGGATCGCCCAATGTCGTGCCGGCCGGTGACGCCCGGGGCTTCCTGCGTGCGTACCACTCGGTCCAGCGTCAGGGCGCGCCCTACGTCGGCACGTGGCTCCACGAGGGCGAGATCCACGTCGACCCTGCCGACGTCCTGACTCGGCGTCGGCAGGCCAACATCCTCGCTGCCCGGAACGCCCAGATCGCCTTCTACGACATCACCCGCGGCGAGGAGATCGGTACTCAGCGCCGGCGCAACGACCCGTCACCGGGCCAGATGGGCCTCGGCTTCAGGGCCACCGGTGGCGCAGCGCGCGGGACCCGCGCGTCGGTCGACACGTTCATCGAGAACAAGGTCGTTCGCGCACACGCCGACAAGCTCAGGGAGTGGAAGGACAACCTCCTCGCCCACGCTCAGGGGATCCCCAAGGCGCTCGCTGACTCCGCACGGGACTGGTACCAGATCGCCCGCGCACAGGCGATGGGCGACCTCGCCGACTTCGGCAAGCAGGGGCTGGGCGACGTCGGGATCGGCGCGTTCGCGGCGGCGAGCCCCGGGCAGCCGTGGCCCAACAACCGCGCCATCCTGCGCTCGATCCTCGGTCAGGGCACCGCGCCCCACTCCACGGTGCGCCTTGACGTGCCGGGCTTCGGGCCTACGCAGGCGACTGCCCCCTACGGGTACGGCAACTGGGCCAAGGCCGCCGAGATCGTCAAGACCGGCAACATCGCGGGGCTGTCGGGCCCCAAGGTCACGCCGTTCTTCGGCAACCTCTCGGGCAAGGATCCGGATGCGTGGACGCTCGACGCTCGCCAGATGCGGATCGCGTCGAAGAACGAGATCACCAGTGCTCCCGGCGGCGGCTCGTGGCAGCGCCTCGTGCTCGAGCAAGCCCACGAGGAGGTCTGGCCGGACTTGCAGCGGATGTGGGGCCTCAAGCACCGCAGCGAAGCACAGGCTGTCCTGTGGGCTGGCTACGGCCGCGGCGAGGACCTCGGCAACGACTGGAAGCGCACCTCCAGCCACATCCTGATCCCGCGCCACCCCGGCATCAGCGTGCCGCTCTCGCGCGCCGGCGGCGGCTTCACGCACGCCAGCGAGGCGTCGGCCCTCGCCCGGCTTCGCCAGATCACCGACCAAGGCGGCCGGATCCTGCCGGGCTTCACCGACGAGGCCCAGTCGATCAACCTCCAGATCGAGCAGATGCGGATGGCGAACCGCAACACGTTCGAGTCGCCGTGGGCCCGGCGGATGCGCGAGAGCCGGGGCGTCGCGAAGGAATTCCGCATGGCCGGCGGCCGCGCCCGCAAGGAGACCCCGTTCTGGCGCCAGACGGTGCGCGACTCCTACGGCCGGCTCATGCCGCGCGCGTTCTCCCGGGACGAGGGCGACCCCCGGTACCAGCAGTGGGCCCGCGGTCGCGGCCTCGACGAGACCCTCGACTTCCTGAGCATGTCGAACCCGATGAGCGCCGGCGACCCGGGCGTGTTCCCGGGCGAGGGCATGGGCCCGTTCACGCATCGCATGGCCGGCGGGATCTCGCGCAAGTACGTCGTCCACGACCCCGACGGGATCCACGGCCGTCCCTCCCAGTACCTCGCAGGGTTGATGGAGGGCCTCGACGTCCGAGTCTCGGCGATGAACGCCAGCCTCGGCAACGGCCGCTACGGCTTCGATGGCGCCGGCAACCAGATCCACGACTGGTACGGCCTGAACGCCCGCAAGGGCCACCGGATCCACGTGGAGGCAGAGGGCGCCGACGCCGAGCGTGCCCACGCCCGGATCAAGGGCATCCTGAGCTTCGACCCCTACGAGTCGCGTGGCCGCACCTACGACCCGGCGGAGCGGGCGTCGGGTTTCGCCGACTTCGACCCGGGCATCGGCTCCGAGTACAAGCGCCTGTACCACCGCCTGAACAAGCTGGCGACCGGCGGCTACATCGTCGGCGAGCGCGGGCCGGAGCTGTTCGTCCCCAAGAGCCTCGAGAGCGTGATCCCGCCCGACGTCATGGCCCGGCTCCCGAAGAAGGCCAACGGCGGCATCGTCGAGATCGGCAAGAAGCCGTTCAGCTACTTCGCCCCGCCCGAGGATGGCTGGATCATCCCCAACCACCTCCGCAACCGGATCCCGCACGCCGAGGGCGGCGCTGACTTCAGCA